CTATCCAAAGTATCTAAACTGGGCATTGCAGATTTCCGCTGCAACATTTCATCATATATAATCTCAATTGTTCTTGCCATTATTATCCTATTCTAAAATTTGTTCCTATTATCATTGCCCCAATTCCTAATGGTATTGATTCTATACTAAGGTTAGACTGACCAGTAGTTGGCTTAATTAAATTCTTATTATAATACCCTAAAGTGTCAGCATTAATATTATCGTTATTTGGTATCTCTAAAATTTGACCAGGCTGCAAATAATCCGTTATACTTAACTCGTTCGATAGGGCTAGTAAATATATACCTTCAATAGTTCCATAAACTTGTATAGAAATATCCATTAAGGTCTGATTATCTAATACTTTTACAATCATTTTTCGTTACGTTTATACCCTTCAAATTCTTCCTTTAATGTTTTGTATTTTGTTTTCCAAAGCTCTAAATTTTTACGTAATTGCTTAATTTCTTCGTCTAAATCATTAAATTTTTCGTCATATCTCTTTTTTAAATCTGTCAGTGCTTCTTGGTACAAATCAACTACTTGCTGTTGGTGCTTAGTTTCAGTTTCTTGTATATTTTGTTCTGCTTTTTTCGACTCTGCTTTTCTTTGCGTTCGCTCAAACAACCAAGCGAGTAACCCAGTAATAGTTGTTATAATTAAGCCTATATTATTTTGTAATAGTTCCATTATTCTCTTGTGTTAATTTCAATTTGATTTTTTAAGTCATTATAGCTTTTTCCATCGCGCGCTAAATGTAATTTTACTGTTTGCTCTATTTCTTCTTTATGGCTGTTGGTTCTCATTTTACGAATCAAACTAGCCCCTAATATTGGATCACTTTTTAATTCGCCCTGGTTCATTTTAATTATTATCGCAACGTCCTGCCAAGTACTATCTCCAATAGCAAAATCGCCATTAATTAATTTTACATCATCATTATAATCAAGCAATATATCAGTCATTATGTTATTATTAGGGCGTGTGTTGCGCCGTTACTATCAGTTCCCGTTACTGTGCCAGTTCTAACAAAAATATCTACTTCGGTAGATATAAGTTCAGAAAGCTGTTCAGCAATAGTATTTACGTTGCTACTAGTTTGTGGGTTGTTAAATATTTGTAACATTCCAGTTTTTAAACTTGCTTTAAGTACTGTTTTATTTAATGGCATATTATTCTATTAAAATACTGTTTAAATTAGGTTTAATTATTTGTTCTACTTTTTGCTCTATAATTTCTATTGCAGGAATATCTGGTGTTACTCCCATACTAACTACTACTTTTTTTAACTCACCTGCCAAATTCTTAAATTCCTCAAAAAAATCATTCCAGACTTCTTTCAGGCTATTGCTCCCTTGTTTAATAATAAAACCTGAACTCTTAATAGTAAATTTAGAATCTCCAGAAGTAAGTACCATTTCTTCAAATTCTAGCGCATCAATTAGTATAGTTGCGTTTGTACTTTCCAAACGAGCAATAACACACTTAGTGCCTTGTTTTGGCTTGCGATAATAAGAGCCAAGACCTAATAGCACATCATAATATTCCAAGCCATCAACAATACTCTTTACTGTCATAGTCTTTTTGTCCCAATCTATTACTTCAGCAGTAACCCAAATTACTTCATTCACTATTTGTTCCTTAGTTTTTTTATGTAATAATTCGGTAAATTTATCTAAGTTATCACTCATTTTGCTTTATCTCCTAATTGTATAGTTCTTCTAAATTGTGGGCTATCATCAAAAACAATTGTTGTTCTTTCTACATAATAAACGCCATTTCTATCTGGGTATAAATCGCTTTTTAGATCTACTTTATAACCGTGTCTAATAACTGGTGTGCCAAACAGCGTAACCGTACCGTCAAAGCCATCAACTTTGTATTTTTTATAATCTTCTTTGGCTAATTTTTCAAGCTCAGCCTCAAGTTTAATATTGTAATAACTAAGTTGCCGTTCTTCGCCATCATTATCGCCTATTTCTACCTCTATTTTGTTTCCGTTTTTTAATGTAGAAACTGCAATAATTTTTATAATAACGTCCTCTTTATTTTTATAATTTAGGTCATTATTAACTACATTTTTTTCTAGGTGTAATTTTATTGGCTCTATATCTGTGTCATCTGCGTACACTTTACCTATTACAAGTTGCTTTCCTTTCATGTAGCTGTATAGGCTATACTCATCTTTAAAGTATTTTAATACTTTTGCAACAGTTGATTTAGCATGCCGTTGCGACCCAACTTCTACCTCTAAAGCGTCAACCGAATAACCAGGAACAATCTTATTAAGTAAGTTTTGCAAACTGGTACTTTTTAAGCTTATATTTACTGGTATCTTTTTAAGCATATACATCTCATCTTCACACTCTATTTTAATGGGAATATCTGCACTTACTCGGGTAATATGCCCTTCAAACTCTGTTATTAATTTACCGTCATAGCCTAGTTCAATTTTTACGTTATCCCCTTTCTTAAAGGTTTCTCTTACATTATATTTGTCAAAGTACTTAACATTTCTTGGTAATATTATTGTAGCTGTATCGGTTAACATTTTCCAACTACTTTCAATTTTTACTGAGTTTATTTTCTTTACTATTATTTCTCCTCTAAAATCTGTTTTTGCAAAAGTTATTTTTGCTGTCATTACTAACACCATTATAATACGAGTTCTAAAGGTTCGTCAGAGCTACATCTTAGGTAAAAAGGAATTACTCCAGGTTTGCCTTTTAATTGTGAAAACGTGAGCTCCTCAATAATTAAATTATCAATATTCAAATCTTTAAATAATGCTCCTTCAACTCTTATACTATCTACAGCTTGTTCAAATCTTGCCAACATTAATTTTTGATCATTGGCTGTAATTAGTTTTTGTGGCTGTGCAGGATCTCTCAAACATAAACCACGAATATCGATTGTCCAATCTGTAAAACCGTAAGTTTCTTTAACTGTGCCATTGGCGGCAAGTGCCTTTGTTTTAGATACTATTTTTGAGCGTCTAAAGCTTGCCAAACTCACTACTGGCAACTCAAAATGAGAATAGTCATCCAACACCACATCGCCATTAAAATCGAATGTTTTATATTTCCCTCCTTTAAAAGTCATTGTAAATAATATAGGCGTTCCCATATAACTCATTCTAGAAGGTTCTGCGATTGGATCTAGTATTTCTAAATTATTAAATTTAAAATTCAAGCCTTCAGTATTTTTTTCTTTTTTAACTTTAAAAGGAAAGTTAGCACCTGTATTTTCATCTTCACCTTCAGCAACTTTATAAACGGCAAGATTACCTTTGATACCAAAAGCCTGCTGCATTAAATCGCTTATATTATAGTTTATTTCTGCCATTTATCCCGCAATTATTAATTCGTCACGTAAACGATCGTTTATTGTACCTACTACTTTATCGGCAATACGGTCTATACTTTCTCTAACATTGGCGCTCACTTTAAAATTGTTGGTTATATTAAGTGTCATGGTTATTGTTTTACCTGAGCCACCTCCTTCTGTATTATTACCTGATCCATTAGCTAAACTATTTGGAGATAAACTATTTTTATCTTTTATAATTGTAGATGTTGTTTGAGTAAGCTCATACTCATCTTGTGAGGCTCTCAATTTATCCACATCTGCAGACACTTTAATTTCTGTAGTTTCGCCAAAGCCAAAAAATGACTTTATTGCTGACCATACTTTTTTAATCGCTTCCCAAAATCCGAATACTAAATTTTTAACATAATTAAAAACAGCCTTCACGCCATTTTTAAAACCAGGGAATATCTTATCAACTAAATCTATAAGAAACTTAAACGGGCTATTATTCCATATCCATTTAGTAAATGCTACAATGGCTGATTTTATTTTATCCCAATATTTAATCATTAAAACAATAGCTACAACAGCTGCAGCAATTCCAATAACAATCAGCCCAATAGGGTTTGCTGTTAATGCTATATTTAACCCCCATTGTGCAGCAGTAGCAGAAATCAATCCTACTATAAATGAACCAAGCATACTTGCACCTGCCAAGACATAGCCTACAGCTTGTCCTGCTAGAGTTGCTACAATTCTAAATCCTGCTCGTACAAAGTTCCACGCAGCTAAAGATGCCTTTGCCATAGATTTTGTAAAAATGTTTGTGCCTAAAGATGCTCTTATCAATTTTAGATAAATTTTATCTAACTTTAAAGAAACTAATGCTATTGCAGTTGCAACAAATATAGTTGTTCCAACAAGGGCAGTGGCAATAATTATAAACTTAGATAACACAGGATTAGCGCGCATAAAACTAGAAACTAGTTTAAACACTTTTGCAATAACCTTAAAAATAGTTACAGCAAAAGGAGCTAAAACAGAAACAACACCGTCCAGCATATTACTAAATGAATTTTTTAACAATAGTGTTTGGCTTTTGGTTGTTTTTGCCATTATATTAAATGCCTTATTAACAGATCCTGTTGCGTTCGCAATTTTGTTGGTGTTTGTGTTCCAACTATCCGATAAAGTTCCCCCTAAACCAATAACCAATTTAATAGCCTCTTGAGAGCCAAACAAGTCGCCTATAATAGACTCTTGAGTTTTACCAGTTAACTTTGAGTAGCTTGCTATTTTTGGCATTAGCTCATCTATGTAATTTTTTAGCCCACCAGATCTAGTAATACTTTTAGAGTCGAAAGCAATGCCCAGCTTATTTGCCATTTTTGTTGCTTCAGCGCCTGGCTTTAATAACGCGGATAAAACTGCATTTAATTGTGTTGCCACTTCAGCAGGTTTACCCATTACTCCAGATGCAGTTGCAAATGTTGCAAAAAGTTCTTCTTGTGAAACTTTTAATTTAGACGACACTGCAGTAACTCTTGGCAATGCAGTTGCTAAACTTTCTAAACTTGTAATTTGCCCCAATTCTACAGTTTTTTGTAGCCTATCTTGTATATCAATTGCCGTATTCCATTCCGCGCCATAAGCTTTAATTATGGAGGCTGTTGTGTCTACAACAGTTCCTATTTCTGCCATACCACCATAGGCAGCTTTTGAGCTATCTTTTAAAAAAGTAATCCAGTTATCTTTTGGAACTCCTGCCGATATTGTAGCAAAAAGACCATCCGATAAGGCAGCCTTTGATTTTGGTACTACCTCCGATATATCTCTTATTTGGTTAGTGTAATTAGCCAACTCTTTTGTGCCGACTTGAGCCATTGTGTTTGTTCTAGCCATTGCATGTTCAAAAGTGATTGAGCTTGCGGACAGGAAGCCTAGTGCGGCACCTGCAATTGCCATTCTTCTAAAATTACGGCTTAGTGTATGGCTTCTACGGTTAACACGATCTAGCATTCTGTCAACGCCACCAAGTGAATGTTTTGTTTTATTACCAAAACTAGTAATATTACGCAATGGCTTGGTAATCTTATCTACCAGTTCTAATATCCATTGTGTTTTAGTACTACTCATTTTTGCTAGTTAATTTATTTAACACTTCAGACAATGCGTTTTTGCAAACAATTTCTAAGGTCTCGTAATGCCTTTTTTCTAAAAACAAACAATCATTGTAATATTTATACCATTGCTTGTCTGTTAATTTTGTTGGGTCAATGCTATAATTCTTTCGGATTATAGCATTGACCTGATCTATATAATGTTTAGTTGGTTGAGACCTTTTTAAATGAACTTGGATTTCACTTTCTTTGTCTCCATGAACTTTCCCAATTCGTCAAGAATACCTAAATAAACAGACACATCGCTTGTTTTGTCATCTTCGTTAATTGAATCCATATCACCTCCTAAAACACAGTTTTTAATTAATAAGTCTGTAACCTTATCTGCATCTTTATCTTTAGACGCTTCAGTCATGGCGCTTAAAACGCCACGGTGAGGCTTACAAATTATAAATTTGAATTCTTCGTCAATAAGACCAGGAACAGTTATTGTTATTTCTTTTAACTTCCCGTTTGTTTGTTTCCACTTTGCAATTTGCTCTTTTGTTATATCTTTAAATGCCATAATTTATACGTTCCAGTTTATATGTGATATTTTCATTTTTTGATCAGTGGCGACTGTTTTGTCGCCTTGTTTTACGTCTACACCTCTATTGGTAAATCTGCATCCTTCCATTACATCTTTGTAAATTTTGCCTTTATATTCATATTGGCTTATTGCAGAAAACATAGCAATGTCTTGTATCCTTGCTCCTGGAGGTAATGATGCTTGTAACGCTGTCATTTCTTCAAGTGTTAACTCTAAGGAGAATTCAGCCTTATAGTTACCCTCACCTTCACCAATATCCATTCTACCTGCTCCTTTTTCGTTTGTTATATCTAAGGAATCGGTATAAGAAACTTTACGAACTCCAACTAAGTCTCTACCTAAAATTCTACATGTAAATTTAGTCCAACCAATCATGGTACCAAGACTGTTTACTATTACTGTTTTACCCATTTTTTTAAATTTTATTGGTTAAACCTAAATCCACACTAAATTCATGGATTATGTTATTAAATACAACTTGTGCCTTAACTATTAGAGGCACATCATTAGTTAGATCCTGTGTTGGATCTATATATACTTCGCTGCCAGAAATTTCAGACGCAGCTGTCATTCTACGGATTGCATTGTTCCCAAGCGTTTCTAATTCGGTCGCCTCAATTTCTCTTATGCTACCAGTATCAGGGTCTTTTAGTAAATTGCTTTTTACTCTTGGTAAAAGTGCTTGTCTTAATAAACCTGCTGCTTTATTCCAAACTCGGTTATTCTCTATTCTGGAATAGTCAGAACCTTTTTCAACACAGGTGTGCGAGTCGTTAAAATAGTAGCCTGCATAACCGTTATATGATCCAACATAAACGTAACCTCTTTTATTAAGTTCCTTAATTTCGTTGGCTTCTAGTATGTTAAAATCTATACCATTTTGTAATACTGCAGATATCCATCTAGATCTACCTTTATCTGTTAGTGGATAGTCTTTTTCCGCTTTTTTTGAGTTAGGTTTAGTTTCAATATCAACAGAGCCTATATTTTCATTTACCGATCTTATTGAAATTGCCCCTAAAACAGAACCAACTGCAGCATATTTTTCATGTGCTGGTTTTACATTTCTTATTATTGGATCTTGCCCAATAACAACAGAAACATTAGGGGCATTTAAGGTTCTTAAATCTAAATAATCGCTTATAGCAGTTGCACCATCAAAAACAATACCTTCAACAATAACAGCATCAATTTTACGGCTTTCTTCTTTTAAAACATTAACTATATTTTGTTTAGCGCCAACATAGGCAGAAAAGTCGGCAGGAGCATCTCCATTTCTTACAAAGCCTAAGCTTTTAATATTTTGGTTGGTTTTTAATATCGCTTTTAATTCAATATCAGTCATTGTGCCATCGTCTAACACAATAAATAAGTTACCATTTGGCGAAATTCTAAAGAATTCATCAATATGGTGGTTTGCTAGTATATTGTTTGTGTCATCATAACTTACCGTAATACCATCAGCTTCGGCGTTAGCCAAGCTTAAGTATTCTTTAGCATATTTTAATGTTAAACCTGAAGCTGCAGTAGCACCTCCAATTATTAAAAGGCAGGTACCGTCATTAGTTGAGTTATGTCTCCCTAAGTTCCCGTTTGATTTATTTACTTCTACTCCTTTAAATCCCATTATTCATTAGTATTAAATGGTACAATTACCTTGTTCGGATTTTCCAAATAAGCAATTACTGCCGTTCTTACTTCTTTTTCTTTTTTGCCATTTGGCAGCGCCACTTTATTGTCATTAACAAATTGCATTAACTCATTATATTTAGCCGTTTGTACATAATCTTTATCGGTAATTGTACTGGTGGTTTTGATTGGTGTAATATCGTTTCCCCTGTTTTGAGGCGAATTTTTAGGAAATTTATTAGTATCCGATGTTGATTTAGTTTTATTGTCTTTTACCTTTTGGTCAAAAGTAGTAATGCTTAATTTTTTAGATTTTGGATTACTATTAGCATGTAACTGGGCAGCGTTTTTTGATAAAAACGGATATCCGTCAGATGTTATAAATACTTGTTTTACTTGTGGGTTTTCCTTTAGCGTTTTAGCGCCTATTTCTTTAATTTTTGTCATACTATTATTTTTAATAATGAAAGTCCTTTTTTAATAAGCCAATAAATTTCTTTTCTTAATAAGAAAACAACACCTGATATAAGCCACATTAGAGGTATGCCAGTCTTTTTTACAAATGAGTTTATTGTACTTGTTTCTGTAATGCTATCCTCTTTTTCGGTATTTATTTGCCTGTTTTTATCTTCTGTCGCACCAACTGTTATATTGGTTTCAATCTCCCTACGTTTTGGGTTGTATTTAATCTTATATCCATTACTCCCAGATTTTTTTTGGAAATTAATGGTTGCCAATATCTCGTCTAATCTGGCATCTAATATGCTATCATTTTGTTTATTGGCAGTATTGGATTTTGGTATGGTAAAAACCATTTTATCAAAAATGGCTTTATTACGTTCTACTTTTACTATGCTATCATAACGAGCCACCTCACTGCGAACAGAAGTAGATGTACTTGTCTTTTGTTTTTTTACACTTTTTAACGCTGTACAAGAGCCAAAAAGAATAATTACTGTTATGTAAAGTAGTTTTTTCATAAATTTGATAACATTAATAATAGCCCTAGAGTTATTAAATAACAGATAACTGCTATTTTTTCAATCTTAGACATTCATTTCAAAATGTGGCGTGTCTATAAATCCATCTTTTTTGTCATTCTTATTCCAATCTCCACCCCAACGGTTCGATGGGTGTAACGTTTCCCAATAATCTCCAACTTTTTTAACAACCTCCCATTTATAGGTAAGTTGATTATTAACAAAAAAATTAAAATCAATAGCTAACCTTCTTAAATGGTTAGACTTCATTGTTTTGCTTTTACCTGTCTGTAAGTATATTAGTTGCTGCTCTCTGGTTCTATAAGCCTCCCCTAATGTTAGCTCAATACCGTTGTCGTATGCAAATAAAATTAATTTTGCTACATTTTTTGTAAAAACTCGTTGATGGCTACTTAATCCCATTTTTTTATATTTTTTTAACTCCCGAAGGAGTGAGGCTCAATTGCAATAATTGATGCCTCCCTTTTTTAATTAAAACAAACCTTATTTTTTATACTGTTCCAGATACTATTGCTCCTTGCCCTAATAAAGAGGTTGGTATTGCAATAAAATATAAGTCGAAACCTAATACTGTCTTTCTATATTCTGGGTTGTTTTTTGCATCTGCTTTGTAAGCTATTACTGAGCCTCTAGCCTTTCCTGACCTTTGTACTAAAAACAATACAGAAGCCTCTCTACCTGCCACAACTGATCCAAAAGGTATCTTTTGTAATGCTGCGTTATATACTGGTGCAAAAATATCTTCATACAATTCAAAACCGTAATAATTTTTACTAATGGCACCTTCTTTATGGTTATGGTACTGTACCTCTAACGCCTTATCCTCAAGCAATAAATCAGCTATATGCTCTGGGCTTAATACTAATATTCTCCCTTTTTTTGGTATTTTAAGTTTATCTAAATCCTTTTTATAGTTAATTAAATCTTTACTTATCAACCTTTTTCTGCCGTTGCCATCATCTGGTCCAGTTGTTTCAATAATTGGGGTTTTAGCAGTATTAGTAGTAGGCGCTAAACTATGAAGGGCGTGAGCCTGTGTTTCTTCTTCTAAAGTTAAACGGTGTTGCTGCTGTATTGAGCCTGTTTTGTCATAAGGCAATCCGTATAACTCATCATTAGTAATCTCTGTGTTTTCGGTAGAATACTTAAATAGGCTAATAGCTGTGCTTGAATCTGGTCTTGCAGCAACGGCAATAGGATATGTGTTGTTATTTATTAGTACATTTGGGTCTGCACCTATTTCGTTAAGTTTAATAACATCATTACCTACCCACTTGTTTTTAGATGGAACTCTTTCTAACCAAGTTCCTTTATGCCTAAAATGTTTAATTAACTCACGTTCCGTTAATTCTAATTTGGCAACTGCTGCCATTGCCATTGTAGGACCTCCCACATTTTTAGAAACTTCAATTAAGTTGCCTGTATTAATTACAGTATTAGTTACTAGATCTGGTGCGTTACTAAAAGCCGTGCTAACAAAAAATATAGCTATTAAGGCAAATAATGTTTTTATGATTTTTTTCATTTTTATTGGTATTTAATTAGTGTTTAAATTAGGTTTAAATTTATTCTGTATAATATGCGTTAGCCAATGCATCTTGTTGTTCTTGCGGCAATTCCTTAAATGCTTCTGGTGCTTTTTCTTGATAGTCTTCATACTTCCAATCAGCTCTAGCCACTATGTCTGTGGTGCCTTTATTAACACTATCTGATACTGCAGTAATAGATTGCATAGCATCAATTATACTTTTAGCATTATCAAAATCTACGGCAGCTAAAGCTTCAAAAGATTTCCTTTGTGCTGGATCAATTTTTTTATCCTTTTCTGCAGCATCTAGTAATGTTTTAATATTTTCCGCTTTAACAGCTTCAGAATTGCTAGTTAATTTTGCTTTTAAACTATCGGTTTCTCTGGCTTTTTCTTTATTTGCCTTAATGGCTGCTTTTACCTGTTCGTCAGTTGCTGATGGATCTAATCCTAACAGCGCAATTAATTCTAATTTGTTCATTTTATTATCTTGTTTTTTATTATGTATGGTCGGTATTTTTGGAGCGCCACAAGCTTCTAGCTGTGCTATTGTGCTAGCGTCTATTTTGGCATCATCTTTTTCAATCTCATCAATTAGTCCAGCTTTTAAGGCATCTTTTGCTGTCAGCCAATAATCGCCCTTTGCCCATAAATCCTCTATCTCTTTTTCTGCTTGTTTCATTTTTTTAGCATACATGCTTTTGTATGATGCTGTCATATCTTTTAGCATTTTTAACGAAGCTTCCACTTCATCTTCATTTCCATGTACATTAATTGATGGCTTATGAATCATAAACATAGAGTTAGCCTTGGCTACTGTATAAAAGTTAGAACAGAATATTGTAGCTGCAGATGCACATAATGCACCAATACTAACTGTAACAGATGTAAAGCTATCTTTTATTACGTTTAGCATTTCATTAGCTTCAAACACGTTACCTCCACCCGAATTAACTTTAACAACTGCCTTTTTATACCCTTTTGTTATATATTCCGAAATTGTATTTTCTATGTTAGTAGATGACGCTTTTGCCCACTCGTGTATATAGCCCTTAATAGATATGTACACAACTTTATCTTTGGCAGTTAGCTCAATTATTAATTTTGGCTTACTCTTATCAGAGGCAATTATTAAAAATGATTTCTTACAATTCATACTGCAAATAAAAAGCGATTTATTCGTGTATAAAAAAACTAGTACCATTATAGGTTATTACCAAACTTATTACAATACAAATAGGAGTTATTAATGAGATAAACAGCAACCTGTAATGGGGTAATATTTTTTATTAACAGTACTATTAAAGCAAATTTGTACTTAATTTTAATTAGAATAATGGCAAAAGATAGCGAACGTAGAACCGCTAAAATCCTATTTTTAGATGGGAAAACGCAAAAAGAGATAGCCTCTATTGTAAATGTACAAGAGAAAACTATTGGAGATTGGGTAAAAAAATTTGGTTGGAAAACAGAACGTGAAGCTCGGTTTGGCTCATCAAAAAAACAAATAGAAAATATACGATCTATTATTTCTGCTATGGCTGAGGATCGTTTCTGTATTCATAATAGAATCCAAAAGGCAAAAGAAGATGGTAATGCTATTGATATTAAGAGCCTGCAAAAAGAGGCTGCCGTTATAGACGATGGCGTGTCTAAATGGAATAAAACTTTAGAGAATTTAGACAAAGAAAATAAAATATCTTTAGCCACAAAAATTCAAGTTTTAGAAAATATCTTTTTAGAATTACAAAATTATGATCAAAAAATATTTTTAAAAACGCTCGATTTTCAAGAGCATTATTTAACCAAAATAGCAAGTACATACTAATGAAAGAGCAAATAAATTATAGGTTTAAAATATTCTGGTTAAATCTAATAAACTGGTTTTACTTTAAAAAAAATATGTTTCTATTATTTTGGGCTGATGCTCCAAAAGAACAGCGTTGGCTAGAAATTGGTAATTATTATTTACGCAAAGGCGCTAAGGTGAAAGTTGGGCAGCCAATTAAGGTTCCTGTTGGTAACGGAAAAATGAAGCAAATGTTCATAAAAAACTTGTATTTCAATTTTGATACAAATAAAGTAACTGCTAATTATACCGTTAAACCAATCAAAGGTAAGTCTGATCCATTTATCAAAACAAAAAATGAGTTAAAAGCTATTAAACTAAAAGCACTACTTAATGAAAAAAAGTGATAAAATAGCGATTGAAAGGTATAAAAAGAAGATTCAACTTGCAAGAAGTAGTGGATCTGTTAATGCCTTTGAAACCAAAGAAGAAAAGCTAAAAAGGATAGAGCGTGCAAAAAAAGATGTACGTTTTATGGTGGAATATTATTTTCCGCATTATGCGACTGCACCATCTGCTGATTTTCAAATAGAGTGGGCTAATAAAGTTAAAAAGAATAAAGAATTTATTGGTTTTGCTAAATGGGGTCGAGGACAAGCAAAATCTGTTTGGAATAATATATTAATTCCTTTTTGGCTATGGATGAACGGTGAGCAAGTTTATTTTCTTTTAATTGGTCAAAACGAAAATAAGGCAAAACAACTACTAGAAGATTTAAGAGCTGAATTTGAGGCTAATCCTAGAATTATTAGTGATTTTGGAGAACAAAAGAATTTAGGTTATTGGGAAGAAGGGCAGTTCAAAACAAAAGGAGGATTTATAGGTCAAGCATTAGGGTTAGGACAATCTTGTAGAGGGCTTAGAATGGGAGCCTTACGACCTAATTACGTTAATTGCGATGATTTAGAGACTAAGAAAACAATTAAAAATCTAAAAATTCAAGATGAGAATGTGGAGTGGTTTGAGCAGGAGTTATTAGGTGGTATGGATGGCGATTTTGAGCGTGTAACAATATCAAACAACTGGTTTGCTCCAAAAATGTTTATTAAAAAATTAGCAGACCGTCATACCGATTGGATTGTTCACGAAGTGATTGCCTATAATACCGTTACCTATGAACCCGCTTGGAAAGGAAAGTATAAAAAGGACTATTTTAAGAAAAAAGAAAAGAAAATGGGAACGGCATCGGCACATGCCGAATATTGTCATATTGTAATAGTTAAAGGCACAATCTTTTTGCCAAATCAGGTGCAATATAAAAAATTGCCAAGCCTAAATCATTTTAAAATAATCTATGGACATTGGGATATTGCTTATGCAGGCACTCCAACAGCAGATTATAATGCAGTACGTATTTGGGGACTAAAAGATGGCTATTTTTATTATATAAATGGATTTGTTAAACAAACAAAGATGAGATCCGCTGTAGATTTTATGTGCCATATTCAAAAACAATTACCAAAAACCGTTACAATTCATTGGCAATATGAGAGCCAGTTTTGGAATGACGAAGTTGAACGTACAATAACTGAAGCTGAAGAAGAAAGCGGTGTTAATCTTTTACTTTCACAAATTGACCTGCCAAAATCTAAAAAATATGATAGAATTCTATCACTTCAATCTTATTGGCAAAACAGTAGAATTTGGTTTAATGATGATTTAAAAAGCAACGTGGATCACCAAACAGCTCTTGGTCAATATTATGGTTTTGGACCAGGATCATCTGAAAAGGATGATGCGCCAGATGCAGACCACCAATGTATTACAATTCTGAGTAAATATATTCCTAAAACAAGAGGAGCAACCAAGCCAAAAGTTGGTAAATACAAACGCAAACAAAGATTTTAAAATATGGCATTTCAATTTTTAACAAATACAGATCTAAATACGCGAGTGTTTGATGCATACATTAATAAATCTAACGATAATAATACATCTGAAGCTTTAGAAGGTATCGAAAAACAAAACATTGCCTTAATTAGTTCTAAATTATCTGGTAGATATGATACTGAAACTATTTTTACAGCCACAGAAGAGAATAGACACTACTTAATTATAAAATTACTAGTTACTCTAGTTGTTTATGATTTTATTCGCAGAAATGCTGCACGAAAAGTGCCTACCGATTATGTAAAAGATTGGGAAAATGCAATGAAAATTTTAGAGAGTATTAAGTCAGGTAAAGAAACTCCAGAGGGATTACCAAAACTAACAAATGAAAGTGGAAGTAGTTTTGGAATACGATATGGTAATAACACAAACAAAGATTTTTATATATAAATATGGCAAAATCATTTAAGCAAAAAATAACAGATAAACTCCTGTCACTTGTTCCAGATAATAGAGTAAGAGTAGAAGCTGCTTTGCGAAGTACTAAAAAAGGTAAAACGTTATCTGGCGAAATAAAACGAAGCTCTGTTTTGTTTCAGGCTAAAAACTTAAAAGATTGGAAAGATGCTATAGCTCTTGCTACTGATGGTGAAAATCCTGATTTTATATTGTTGGCGGAATTATACCAGAATTTACTGTTAGATGGGCATACAATGTCCGTTATTGAGAGTAGAGTAATGCGTGTACTACGTTCTAAATTCGTTTTAGTTACCGAAAATGGCGATGATGTGCCAGAATTAAAAAAATTATTTGAAAGACCGTGGTTTGAGGAATTTTTAAAACAAGCTTTATTATCTAAATTTACTGGTGTAAAAGTATTAGAACTTTTTGATTTAGATGATAATTTAGAATTAACCGATGTTACTCTAATACCGTTAGAACACACTAAACCGAATAAAGGCATAATTATACAAAACGCAGGCGATGATAAAGGGTGGAACTATAAAGAGGGTAATTTATCACGGTTTTACATTCAAATAGGTAAAGATACCGATCTTGGAATGTTGAGTGATTTAGCACCGCTTATTTTAGCAAAAAAAATGAGTATGGGCGCTTGGCTTGATTGGATTGAAAAATACGGTATAGCAATGAGATACGCTATTACGGATAACATGACTACTGATAGACAAGAAGAATTATTTGATATGTTAATGAGCTCCATTAGTAATCAAGTAGCAGTATTACAAGGTAAGGAACAGATTGTAATATCAGATACGCCTAACACAGATTCTTATAAAGTATTTTTAGAATTTTTAAAATATTTAGATAACTCTATTTCTAAAAGAGTTCTAGGGCAAACAATGACCACAGAAGATGGTAGCTCTAGAAGCCAAGCCGAAGTGCATGAGAAAGTAGCCAATGACAGGCATGAAAGCGATAAATTATTTGCGCAATATATTATCAATAAAGTTTTAATTCCTAAATTATTGGAAATTAGTAGCTTTTATTCGCCCCTACAAGGTATTACTTTTGATTGGGACGAAAGTGAACAAATGGCCACCGATACTTTTATTGACAAAGCCGTAGCATTAAGTGGTGCAGGGTTTGAATTAGATTACAAGCTGTTAGCCGAAAAATCTGGAATGCCAATTATTGGGTTTTCTAAAATAATATCAGAGCCAATTGTTAAGGAAAATGCCCCTAAAAAAAAAAGCCAATAGTTAAGGCAATATCTATAGCTAGCTATTACGAAAATGTAAATGCGCCTAGTTGTGGGCATAGCCACAGTCATAGCGAAGTATTAGCCGTTGATTTAAGCCACTGGACTGCCACAATAAATAAGATTGCCAAAGGTTTGTTTAAAGGAACTATTAAACCAAGCCACTTAAATTCATTTATTGTTACAGAAACTTATAATAATTTAGAAAAAGGCGCAGCAATAGGCTATGGTAATGATTGGGTAAAGTTCGACTCTGTAAATTCTAAAACAGTACAACAATTAAAATCTAATTTATATTTATTTAGTGGCGCTAAATGTTATGGGCAACTTATGGATATGAATAAGCAGCTTGTGGATGCTAATGGTAAAATTAGAACTTTTAACGAGTTCAAAAAGAAGATGTTTGAAATACACAAAAATTACAATCGTAATTACCTGCAGGCAGAATACCAAACCGCCAAGGCATCAGCACAAAGAGCCAGAGAATGGCAAACTTTTGAGAACCAAAAACATTTATACCCAAATTTAAAATACAAAACCATTGGCGATGATAGAGTGCGTGATGAACATGCCGCCCTTAATGGAATTATAAAAAGTATTGATGACCCTTTTTGGGATATCCATTACCCACCAAACGGGTGGCGATGCAGGTGCTCTGTTACTAGTACTAAAAGTAATATTACCAAAAGTGATATTAAGATTAAAATTGACAAACGTTTTTCGCAAAATGTGGGTAAAACAAAACAGATATTTAACCAGGAGAATCACCCTTATTTTTCTATTCCAAAAAGTGATCAAAGAGAGGTTAGTAAAACACTAGAAAATTGGAAAGAAAAATACCCACAATACAAACTAATCTATAAGGCAAAAAATGGCTCAAACCTACATGTTAGTGCTTTTGCAGATAATAGTACACGTGAGTTAGTTGCGAATTATGAGGTCGCAAAAACTATTGTTCATACACTTAAATTTGACGTAAAACTTACACCACATGTCTTAATTGATAAAGTTAAAAATCCTGAATATTTAATTAAAGGTAAAGTTTCCGATAGAAAAACGCCAATCGGAAAAAACTTTAGAAGCTTATTAACTAAGGCTAGAAATCAAAAAGTTGAAATACTTGTAATTGATTTGAATCATAGCATAATTACACAGCAAAAAATAATTAATCAACTAGCAGGTAGCTTTAAAAATAAAAGCAGCTACCCAACAATAAAGGAAATTATTTTTGTATCTAAAGATAGAAAAAAAGTGACACACTTAAAACGATCAGAAATAAAAAAGAGCAAAGAATAAATCCTTTGCTCATTAACGTGGTTCGAGATTTCTCAAGAAGCGTTATGCAAAGTTACAAAAAATAATTAAATGTCAAAAATAAATAAAACACCAGACTTTTTAAAAATGGGCAAACAGCTCATTGCAGATATTCGTATTGTTGCCGAAAAGGAAGGTGTTGATTTTTTTAAAAGTTCATTTGATAATGAAGGCTGGACAGATGGTGGTTTTGAAAAATGGCAAAAAAGAACAGACACTATTAACTATAAAATATTGAGTAAAACAGGCTATTTAAAAAATTCAATCCAAGTTTTTAATAGCAGTAATGAGCAAATCGTTTTTGGATCTGATGCTGAGTATGCCGAAATACATAATAATGGTGGAACCGTTACCATACCAATTACGGCAAAATCACGAAAGTACTTTTGGTTTATGTTTAAAGCTACTGGCGTGGAACGTTGGAAGTGGATGGCACTTAGCAAAAAGGAAAGCATGAGCTTTGTTATGCCAAAAAGACAATTTATAGGCGAAAGTCAAAGCTTTATTAATTATTTAGACGAGGAACTAAAGGAGCTTATTAATTCACGATTTAAACAGCTAAAAAACACAATTTAAAACCTATTTAAAATGGCACAATTTACAGGGTGGCAGCACCTATATAATGAACTAGCAGAAAAAGTAAAAGATAATATTACTGAAATAGAGTGGTTAGACCTTTGGCACAACCAAATTGGTTTTTTAGTGGAGGAGCATCCATTCCCTACACCTGCAGTCTTTTTTAGTTTTAGAATGTTAAGTGCTGAGAATTTAGCGGGTTTGGTTCAAGAAGCAAATATGCAAATTGACATGTACTATTATTTTGAAACTTTTTTAGATACTAATTATGAAGCTTTTAATAAAGAAAGTGCTTTGAGTTTTTTAGAAGTTACCACCAAATTACATCAACTTTTTCACGGAACTACTGGCGATAATTATAGCGAAATGACACGTATTGGTTTTGCACCTGTTGATACTGGTAGTGCAGGTAACCTATACAAAGTAAGTTTTAATTGTAAAATAATAGATGAAACGGCGTCAAAAAATTATGTTAGTGTTGTTCCTGGTGATTTAACAATTACTCCAGGATCAGATCCAAACATTACAGAGATAAATAATGATTTTATTATATCTTAAAACATTTTTAATTGTGACTTGTCTACTAATTTAACACGGTAATACACTATGTTTTCAATTGTTCTCGGTGCTAAATAAAATTGTTCCGAAAGCTTTAAATAGATGTAATCATCTGTGTAAATTTGAATATTATTATACTTTTTATCTAGCCATTTGCTATACGATTTACGTATATCACTATATTTTTTTTCGATAAGTGGTTTGCTGCTAGCCATAAAAAAAGAAGTTGTACAAATGTAAAACCTCTTTTTTTATTGTGCAAGATGAATTTTTTAGTTTAATTTATTCTTAGCCTTAGCAATTATATTTTTTAATTCTATTTCTAAATCTGGACTAATTTGTATTGCTTTTTCATAATTAAGTAAAGCACTTTTATAATTATCTTTTGCCGTTTTTAAAAAATTGGCTTTGGTATTATCCTCTTTTTTATCGCTAAAATCATCTTCGCTCTTTTTTGGTTTGTAATATCTAGCTAAATCTGTTAAGTGTTCCGCTTTATAAAAATGAGCGCTACCTTTCCGTTTATACATTGCACTAGTAGGATTTTCTAAGCTTATTACTTTATTAACATCGGCAATTGCCTTGTCATATTGTTTCTCATAAATCAAACATTTAGATCTGATCCAATAATATTTAGAGTTTGTACTGTCGGATTCAATTGCTTTATCTGCCTCTTTAACACAATATGAATATAAGCGGCGTTGTGAATAATCTTTTGCCTTTTTAATATATTCCTGTTGACTAAAAATTGATGTGGATAATGCAAGTAGTAATAATAATAATAGTGTTTTTTTCATGGTGGTTTTATTTTTTTTGTAAAGGTATTAAAAATATTTAATATTTGGGTTAAAGGATGTTACATGAATAAAAAGTAGCCTATATTAATTTTAATATTTCTTTAAGGCACGTAGCCTTATGTTCTTGCTGTCCTTTTTCTTTTTCTTCATCAGATAGATCTAAGCTTTCTATTAGCTCTACGTGAGTAATTAATTCTTGTAATAATATTTCTATTTTTTTATTCATGACGTTTTAAATTTTTATTAATATATTTTATTTGTCCAATGTATTAGTTTACCTGTAAATTGTTTTTTTTGATTGTTTATTATTACAGGATAGAAGTAGTTAAAAAAGTCCTCCCAAGTATCAAATCCATCATTAATTGCAAATTTCAACCTTTCATCATAACCAAATAATTCTTTACCATCAATGGATATTTGTATTAAATCATTATATGCATAAGTCATAAATACATCTTGTATTGCCTTAACTTTTAATACTGGTGCAAACTGAAACATATTTTTTTGTCTGCAGTTAATATAAAAGTGAATTTTTGTGCCAACTTTCCATCTGTTTTTTGCGTCCTGTCTAATGGTGTGTAATTTTGGTTGTACTTTTCCGTAAACATTCCAATTAAAATAGTTTTCAAAAGTAGCGTCTGCAAGTTCTTGAGTAATTTCGTGATGGCTTAATGCTTTCCATATTTTTTCAACGAAGTAAGAAGGCTTTTTATTAATTATTGTACTGAATGGTAGTATCATCTTTTTGTTGGTATTTCGTTAATTTCATAGATTTTAATTACTGAGTGTTCTGTAGATGGTGGATTTTTAAGCATATCTTTTGCTATTATTTTTATTTTATAAGGTTTTGGATTTCTACGTAAAATGTAATCTATAAAACTTTGTCTTTGTGGATAAAAAATAAAGTCTTTTTCGCCTTTAATTCGTGTCGCTATATAAGTCTCTAAAGATGTTCGTAAACCATCATAAAAAGGGCTTGCGCTATCTAAAAACTGTTTTGAGTTAATAAAGTGTGGCGGCAATAATATTGGCTCTGTTCTTAACTGTTCAAGTTTGTATTCTATTTCATTCATTATTTTATCGTTTTACGTTTATTAATTAAATTTACGAGCAGTTAAACGCTGTTTAACCACTATTTCATTACTTCTTTCTATATGTCTAATGCTTTTTTTTACTCTTTCATCAATATTACTTTCGCCTAAATTAGATTTTGCATCTTGGCTTTTTTGTTGGCTTAACTTTATTGCCATTTTCTCTCTACGCTCGGTATAAACTGCAATTTGTCGCATTACTCTTGCAGGTGTTAGGTTATATATTTCGCTTTCTTTTAGTTCTACACAAATTGCCAAGATGTCTTCTAATTTTAAAGAGCGATATTCGTATTTTACTAATAATTCTTCGGCAATAATTTCAGATTGTTGTTCGTTTATTTCTTTGCCAAAATATAGAGATGTGCCTCTAAATAGGTTTGATATGCAGCGTATGGTTGCCTCTTCATCTTGCTTTGCCAATTGACCTATGCCTTTTGTTTTTGCGCTTAATGCTACAGACATTTCCATATTGCCGTAATGTTTTATTACGTCTCTGTTTTTATAGTTCGACACTTCCGTTAGTGCCTTGAGCGTTGGTTTTACTTTGGTGCTTAACTGCATAAACTATTTTGTTTAATTGTGAGTTTATATATTTTAAATCGGTGTTTTTTTGGTGAAAATCGCTTAATGTGTTCCATTTGCTCAATATGAGTTGCCATAAAACCAATGCTTCCTGTTCTGAGCCACCGAGTTTTTTTAGGTAGTTGATTATCATTTTTAAGGCTCTACCATCTGTGCCGTCAAATTTTGGTGTAAAGCCTACAAACTTGTTATAAAAAGCGTACCACTCGCTTAAAAATTGGCTGTAAATGGTTTTTGGTTTAGTTTGCTCTGCTGTGTAAATTACTTGGCTTTCAAATTCTGTTTTAAAGGCTTTAAAATTGGTTTCGTTCACTGGTATTATTCTACCAATGGCATTAAGCATTGTTTGGTCAAACTTTCCACGTAGGTGTTCTAACTTTCTAAATTTGTTATCTCGGTAGGTAACTTTTATATCTGTTTTTGTTTTTGATAAGTGTATGTTGTAGTGGTTTGTCATTATTGTTTAATGTTTAAGTCCACAATTAGCGCAATATTTATCTCCTTTTATATCTTTTATTGGCGTTTCTATTTCGCATTCAAAGCAAAATAATTTTACACTGCCTAATAACATACACTCTAATTTTTTGGCGAGAAATTCTTCAAGTAACCTTTCTAAAGTAATTTCGTTTACTTTTCCTCCAATTATTACAATATCATTTAACCCTAATTTTAATAGAAATTCTTTTGCACTCATCTTATTTCCTTTATTTTTTTGCAAGGCTAATTTGGTAGCCACCTTTTTTGTTTTTTTCTTTAATATCAAATTGGTAGATGCCTTTGTCATCCGCTTTAAGTTTAAAACAGTTTACAAAGTATTCTGCTAATGCTTTAGATGCAAAACGTAATCTTCTGTCCTCTTTGCCTTTTTGTTTTAATATAAAGGCATCATCTTCATCATCTTTTAAAATGTAGGCGGTTTTTTCTTTGAAGTTAAAGCCAAACATTACACCTTCGTTGCTTTTTAACCCTATTTTATCAACTACTTTGTAGTTAAATATAAAGCGGTTACCGTTTAGTTGTAGCGTTAAAATTGGCTTATGTCGGTTGTTTTTAGTGGTTCTTTTTACTATGACTAAATCGTCTATATTCATCTTAACAATCGGTTTTAGGTTTGGTTAATTCTTGTTTACACTCGGTACAAACAATAACAGTTGTTTCGCATGTTACAACGGTTGCTATTACTTTAATCCGTTGGTTTTTGTGCGAACACAACTGCTTTTTATTTGTTTTAGTTTTAATCATCAGTTAGACGCATATAAGCACTTAAACCGTTGATACCTCTTAACTGTTCTACTTGTTTACCATCAACAAACTTAATAGCAATTGGTATAGTTTGCAGACCAACATGTTTTACAATTAATTCATCTGGTAGGCATTCATAAAAAGCCAATTTAGTTTGATTTTTAAGGGTTTCTTTTACGTTTTTACAAACGCTACAAGTTTCTGAAGTAAATAGTATTACTCCTGTTCCGTTTACGATTTCCTGCGCTTCTTTTAATGTTATTTTTTTCATTTTGTTTGTTTTAAATGTGTTTAGTTTTTTTGTTTTAGTTACTAATTTATACTGTTGCTAAACTGCCTTCCAATTCTTTTAGGACCTCTTTTCCGAAGGCGGTCAAATATATTTCGTTATCCATAATTTAAATGTTGTTTAATTATTGTTTTAATTTGTTTAAATTGCTGTACTATTTTCCTATATAAAGAGCAAATATTACTAGAGCTATAAAAGTAAATTTGTGTATCTGTCATTTTTTTTGGTTTATAATGTTATTCAGAGCTGATTTTTACTATTAAATTATTCCATATTAATAAGTTGATTTTGATATACCCTCTAGTGCAGGTATTAGTTTACGTGATATTTGTAATGCAGTCATTTTTTTTAGCGGCAAATTAACTGGTGATTTATTAGATTTTAAAAATTGGCTTAATTTATATATATCTGCCACGTTACGTTTTTGAGTCTCATTATAGGTTGTCCAGCCTATTTCTTGTAAAAGGCTTAACACTTTCATGTGTGAGCCGTTTTTAACGTCAAACAAACCCCAATGTTCATAATTTACTGCCTTGCCGCCAAAGCGTATAATCATTATATTTGCTTGATAAAATGTTAGATCTTTAATACTTGTTTTAGCATACTCTTCAGTAAACTGATAGACAAGTTCTTTTTTTTGGTCTTTGTCTTTTTTATACACCTCTGGCAAAAGCGTATGAATTATTTTAATTTGTTGGTTTGTTATGTTCATTGAGTTATTTTTTTATTAAGAAAGTGGGCGTAAAATAATACAGTAAAACACCCACTTTCAAGGGAAGTAATTAAAATTTAATTTCTATTTCTTTAGTAAATGAGACACTACTTATTGATAGTGGCACGTTTTCTTTTGCTCCAGACTTTCCAATAACGGTTGCATCAATAAAATAAACCGATTTAATAGGTTTGTAGGCTTTCATTAGTATATCAACACCATCTGTAAACAAATCACTGTTAAAATCCTCTGTAAGTTTGTATAACTCAATAACTCTACTTGGTTTTAGATTGTCTTTTGCATCTTTCTTTAGCAATTGGTTGATGGTTTTAACTAATTTTGAAGTTGCTTCATCTTTTGCTAATGAATTAATAAACTGGGTTACTTTGGCGATACCTTCGCCAATAGTATCATCGTAATTATCAGTTACACGATACCCCATTGTGACAGTATCTCCATTATTTAAACTAAAGGTGTGCGACTGTTGACTCGATTTAACACCATAAACTTTAGTTTTTAAATCCACTAATATTGCCAATTTTTCAAACACTTCAGTTTTTGCCTGTGCTAATTTTTGACTGACAAATTTCAATATTTCGATACTGTTTGGTAGCTCCTCTTGTACTAAACTTTTGTAAGCTTTTCGTTCATCACTTTTTGCTGATTTTCTTTTTTTAAGTTCTAATTTTAATTCGCTATCGCTTAAACTTTTTATATCTAATGTTTTGGTTTCTTTTGCCATAATATTATTTTGTTTTAATTTGTTTTAATCTTAGTTTTAATTGATTTATTTCGTTTAGTGTAATTTTATATGATGGGTGTTGTTTTGATATACATTCTAAGTATTCCCTTTTTTCTTTTAGCCAATGCTTCGTAGTATCTATTTCTTTTTGGTTTGGACTAACTACCTCAAAATCGGTGTCTATGTTTTTAATTTCGTTGTTCATTTTTTTAGTATTTGCCAGTTTCCTGTGGTTGTATTTAATGTTTGTGTTTTAAGTTCACTAGTTAATCTTGTTATTGGTCTAGTCCAGTTTTCAACTTTTATTATTAGTTCTAATTTTTCTAATTTATCTTGTATGTTTTTTGATAATTTAGATCCCTTTTGCATATTTTGGTGTACTAATATTATTTCGAGAGTTGTTAAATCATAACCAGTATTGCAAACTCTTGAATAAGCTATTGCATTTAGCTTATCTTCATGCGTTAATTTTTCTTTATACATTAATTTAGATTTAGTGGCTTGCCTGCATAATGCTCTAAAGTAAATCCGTTTTCAAACCTTTCTTTTCTGGCGGTTTTTCTTATCTCTATTAGTAGTTTTTTTGGATAAATATTTGATATTTTACCAACTGTTCCTATATAAACACCATTAAGGTAAGGAACCGTGTTGTTTAGTGTTGTTGCATTACTTACTTTGTTTATAAACTCATTTTCTAATAAATTAAGTTGTTTTATATACCAGTCATATAATATTTGGCTGGCTATTAATTGCTGTAAATCTTTTTGACTTACTGAATTGAATTCACACCAAAATAAATAAATATCGAATTTGAAAACTTCATATTCTGTTGGCGTTTTGTTAAGGACATGGTGTATAAATTGTTTCATGGTTTGTTTGTTTTAATTAATATTGCCCCAATATTCATCGGCTCCTTTTTGCCAAATGATGTATTCCTTTCCGCCACCTAAACGGCTCGTTGCTGTTAATTTGTATCCTTCAATAAATCCTTTTATATCGGCATCATATCTTACCGATTTTGCTAAACGTCCATCGGGATGTTTTCCTTCAGCATGGCTAATAAAAATGAATAGCTTTTTTGGAAAATCAGATATTAGTTTTTTATAGGTTTTTTTGTTTAATTCTGTGTATTGAATACTATCTATTATTATAATTCTAGGGCTTTTTTGCTTACTTAATCGCTCTCTTAAATCGTCCATATTCTCCTTATTTAAAATCTGAAATACTTTTGCTACTTCAAGCATATTAGTTTCTCTAACTGCTTTTTGCATACTTAATCGAGCCCCTTCTTCTAATGTGTTATAAACCACTTTTCCGAACTGAGACAAATATTTGGCTAGCTGTAAAACAAATCGTGTTTTCCCATTACCTGAATTTCCCCAAAAAATCCAACTGCCTGATAGTTCTGGCTTTCCAAACGTATCAAACCAAACACCTGTGAATGGCATTATTTCAAACTTCTTTTTTAACAACTGATGTACTGATACTGCTCTTTTCATAATTAGGCTACTAATTGTTGTTTTTCAATTTCTGTTCTTACTTTTCGTAGTGATCCTTTTGTCTTAGCATACATCTTTACAGCTGATACATTTGATTTATTCGCCTGTGCTACCAATGCTACTTGCTGTTGGTTAAATTCAGTTAGTGCATCATTACCGTCTGGTGTTATTTTGTTGTAATTATTTCCGTAGCGGTCAAATATTTCGGTATAACCAACTTTTTTAAGGTCCTTTTGTCTCTGAATTTTTTGTTTTAGTCCATCTGCTCCCATCATATACCAAGCACAAGCGTATTCCGTAGCGTTCCAAAGTGCTTTTAATTCTAAAAATGCGGAATAATCTAAGTCACCTGCTTCATCTAAAATAACAAGTGGCGTAGTAATTGTGCGTATGTAAAACACCAAATCTTCATACACATCGGCATATCTGCCTGTATGACCTACGCCAAATTCTCTTGCTATTTTTCTTATTAGTTTTTGTTTTGATTTTACTTGAGAGCAATCAATGTAAACCGCATTTTTATGCTGTTTTACATAGTATTTAGCTGTATGTGTTTTGCCAATTCCTGCGATATCGCAAAGTATTGCCGAGAGCGATCTAGTTTGACAAGCATATAGTTGAGTTGTTATAAATAAAAACGTTTCCGTTTTAACTGTGGTCCAAGATCTAGTGTCATTTAATTTCACACTTAAAATTCGTGCCAATGAAACCCAATTGGAATCGCTTATCACCTTGTCTAATTCGCCTTTCTTTATACGTGAATATTGAGCGGAATTAATACCTAATACTCTAGCATGTTTGGAATCACTGGTATAGTTGTTTCGATTAGCTAATAGTTCGTTTAAAATCCTTTTTTTTAAGTCTGTTGTAATCATAATTTGGTGTTTTAGTGATTAATTATATAGCGTTTATTGCTCTATTTATTTGATATTCTGTGTCAGGTTCTTTAAATTCAAAAGCATCGCTAGGTTCAATTGTTGGTATTACTTCTGGAGTTACATCTATAATTGTGTTATTTTTTTTCATTATTGATACTTTTTGCAAAGTAGTAGTGGTATCATCTTTTACCATTTTATCAAAAGTGCTGATGTATTTTGTAGCATTTGTGTAGCCTTTTGAATCTACATCTGTTTGTTCGGCTGTTGCTTCATTAAATCTTGATACAGGTTTACACTCACATATAAATTCGTTATTTTGGTAAATAAATACTTCAGTAACTTGATTATCTTCTGATGGTAAATAGTAAGCATCAACGTTAAAATTATTAGGTGCTAATCGGTTTAAAAGTTCTGGACTTGGTAATTCATACTTTCCATATTGAACTGTTACATATTGACTTCTACGGATAGAAGTTTCTGTGTGATTACCGATATATTTTGCTAATTGTGATTTGTTGAATTTTGGTAAATTAGGATTAACATGGTGTATAAATACATCCATTCTAGTCATACCTTTATACTTTTTTTGGTTTGGATGCAATTGATTATTATAATCATTTTGCTCCTGTAATTCATTAGCAACGATAGTGTCATAATCTGACTTTGCAAACTTGTAATTATCATTTTGAGCATCAAATATTTTCTGTCTTGTAATTCTGTTAGAATCTAATTTAGAATAGTGACGACCAACATTTTGATTGTTGTTTTTTTCAACACCATATTTTTTAGTTTGAATAAAACGTTCAGCTCTTTTTTCTTGAGAGTTTGAAGGATTACACCATCTTACAAATGGAAATATATTACCTGCTTTCATTAGTCCATCTTTAAAGTCCTTAACTAAATGATGTTCTACTTCCATTTCCATTGGTACGCCTAAATCTAAGCTAGTTGTAAATCGGAACATATTACGAATGCAATCAATGTATAATTTATGATCTTTAGTTTTTGAGTGAGATATGCCAATCATTGCAGTGCTCATTACATCAAAAGCATAATATGCCATTACTTTAGAACCATCATGTAGCCTTGTGTGCATTATATCTCTATCATCTAAAGTGATTTTACTCATTGAGTAGTTTGGTGCAGTTCTATGTACATGTGGTCTAACTTTATGGTTAAAGTCGTAAGCGCCATTCCGTGATTTTTTAATAATTAATTCATTTCGTGGATCTTTAACATAATTCCAAACTGTTGCTTCACTAATTGTAACAGGAGAACCGTTAGTATAAAATTCTTCACGATTAAATAATTCACCTGTTTTAATATCAAATACTTCAATTTCGCCGCCTAAAAATTGCAAATACATATCGTGTACACTACTTGAATAAGGCTTATTTGGTAAGCAGTAAAGGCTAATTATTAAACTTTCAATTTGTATTGTTACTTTACGGGAATTGTCATTTGAGTAGCCTTTATGTATTAGATCTGTTAAGCCGTTTTTTAGATAAGAATTGTATTTTTGTTTTAGTCTACGTTCGTTAGTCGGTAATGTGTGCGGATATCTATTAGTATCTAAATTATTAACAGCTTTGTTAATATTACCCCAAATTCCTTTGGTAGAACCGCCAAGTGATTTACGTTTAGATTGAATGGTGTTTAATATAGATTGTATGGTATTTAAAACTTGTACATTAGCTATATACTCTCTTTGAATTTTAGAAGGTAAGTTTCTACCATCAGATAATAAGTAATCTCTATAAAAATTAGATGCTTGTGCATCTGGCAAGATTTTATCAACGAATAAATTTTGTTTTACAAGTTTGTGCGGATTGCCATACATTTCTAGTATGCGTTCTTTGATCCACATTTTCATAGTGTCGAATTCTACTAGTGCTGGTGTTCCTTTACAGCCTCTACGAATTACATTTATAAAGCCTCGCTTTTTTAACGCATCGTAATTATACTTACTTAGTATATTGCCTTCATTATAAAGCCAACCACCTTGTACGCACATTATATTATTGTAGGATTCAAACATTGTTTTAGTTTTTGGTTAACTGTGATGCCTTCTTTTTAATTGCTTCATTTGCCGCATCGTCCATTTCCTTATACTCTTTCATAAGTACGTCTGGCATTATACCAACACGGTCACCACGTAATGATTTAACTATATAATTTATAGAATAATCATAACGATCTGCAAGTGCTTTTAAAATGGTTTGATTGTAAGTAGTTCTACTTCTTACTTTTTTTGTAGTTTTGTTTTGTGTCATTTATTTGTCCTTAATTAGAGGACAAATATATTAACAATATTTGAATTATCAAAAATATAATTCACTTTTTTTGAATTAAATTTATATAAATATGGAAAAGACAATAATTTTAGACAAAATAAAAAACCACTTAAACATCAATACTAATAAGGTTTTTGCGGAATTTTTAGGTATAAAACCTACCACCTTATCAATGTGGCATAAAAGAAACACTTTTGACATTGAACTAATATTCAAAAAATGTGAATTTATTAACGCAAATTGGCTTTTAACAGGAAAAGAGCCAATGCTAAAAAATATTGATAAAACTAATATTGTTAATGAACCTAGCGAGATTTATCAAGTATTAAAAAAAACAAACTCAATACCTTTAATACCGACAGAGGCATTTGCGGGATTAGGTGGCGGAGAAGTAAGTATTAAGGAAAGTGATATTCAGGACCACTATGTTGTACCAGAATTTACCAATGTAGATTTTATGATACGTATAAAAGGGTCGTCAATGTATCCAAAGTATAATAGTGGTGATGTAGTTGCATGTAAAATGATAACTGATAGTAATTTTATTCAATGGAATAAAGTCCATGTTATTTCAAGTACAATTCAAGGCACATTAATAAAACGTTTAAAAAAAAGCACAAAAGAAAATCATTTATTAGCGGTATCAGATAATCCGAGTTATGATCCTTTTGATATCCCAGAAGATGAAATAATAAACATTGCACTTGTCACTGGAGTAATACGCCTAGAATAATACAAAATGAAGTGTACACCGCAATACACACTTTAATTTATAAAAAATTAGTATAAATACCTATTTTATAAATACTTATCTACTAAATAAACGTTTAAAATATAGTATTACACCCCTATGTAAATCTATATAATAGTAGTATTTTATCCCTATAAATAACCGTAATTTACTGTTTTGTAGAGCAAAAAAGATAATAAGCATGTTTAAATACTACTTTTTAAAACTGTTTTTGTACGCCCATTTGTACGCCCAATAATACGCCCAATTAAAAAAAACAGCAAAATCAAATTGTGCCTTTTTAACGTTTAAATACTCTTTAATTATTAATTAATTGACATAAAAAAAAGCCCTTTTTAGGCGTAGATAGTGCTTTTGGGGTATATTTGTACTACTAATAACGGTTAGTGGTTTAAAATGGTAATAATGCCTTTTAAAAATAGCGGTAAAATAGCGGTAAATAGTAGTGAATGTACTTTTTGTTTTTTAATGGTGTTTACTTTAAAAAACCTCCAATCCTTTTGTTTTATTGGGTTTAATAGTTTTTTATTAATTATTTTTTATGTACTTTTTGTTTTTAGGGGTGTAGAGGGAA